GGATGCCGTGGGAAGGCGAAACTATAGAAGGCATTGCGGCGATGTACTCCCCGCTGCGCTATTGGGTTGAGCAAACGCTTGCTGTGGCGGCAGTAGATGTTGGGGCTACAGGCACACTTGAAGCCTAAGCTTCCCTGTCGGCCTTGATCTTGCCGATGTGCATGGTGTTCAGCAACATCAAGCCAACGCTGTAGAACCCCGCGTTGTCGGGCTTGCGGTAGAACTCTTCCGCAATGATGAAATCGCGTTCGTTCAGGTCTTCCAAAAGCTCTTCTATGCTGCTGACGGGGTATTCGCAGATCACTTGGTGGACCAGTTCGCCCTTGCGTGAGGGCATGTTCATCGTAATCAGTAATCTCATCTACGGAATAACCTCATAATTTCGCGTTCCAGATGGGGCCGGATCAGGGCGGGTGCCCGATCCAGTGCCGCACGACGCGCATCCTTGGTTTTTAGCCCAAGAATAGCCTTTGCGCCATCATAAATGTATTTGCTGCACACAGACTGGATCGCGGGGTCTTCGTCAGCCAGTTCCGCCTTGCCCATCAGCACAGCCTGTATGCGGTCGCTGGGCCGCCTACCGTGCCATATAGGCATGTAGGGCCTCCCAAGCTGCGTCTACCCCCAGGGCAACGCAAACATAGCACCCAGCGGCCTGTGCGGCCCGCAGGTAGGCAAGCTGTGCCGTGCGAAGCTCCGACTGGGTGTGGTCGCGGCGCTTAAGCTCACAGATGAACGTGGGAGCGCCGGGGATGACGATGTCGGGTGCGCCTGTGGTCATGCCCTCGGCCTTGTGCGTGGCGGCTGTCAGGTGGTCGCGCTTGCCCTCGTTGCGGACGTGGAACGCGATCAGTCCCAGCGTGTCGGGATACTCGCGGCGGAGGCGGTTAAAGAAAGTGACCTGCTCCAAAGCTTCCTTTGGGCAGGCCCCACGGTAGTTCAGATCGCCAAAAATTCGGATGTCATTGGGGAGGTGCATCAGCGGGCCTGTTATAACCGAAGACGCGATAGTACGTCGTTTCGGGGTTCAGTTGATAAGTAATGGTCTTGGGCTTTTCATCGCCCAATGCCTCCATCGCTGTCAAGTCACTGGTGCCATAGCTGTTGGTCGGTTTCTTCATAATCCAGTACGAAAACGACCGATATTCCGTCACCACGTCGATCTTCCACGTTTCCTTGCCGCTGCGGGCAATGTGGCTGCGCTTGTCCCATGTGACAACGTTATCGGTCTGCTTGCGCGTTGGGTCTTTCTTCATCGCCTTAAATTCAAGCCGCAGCTTGTCGTTCGGGTTGATGATCTCTTCCTTGCAGGAGGTGCAGTACCGCGCAGAAATGTCGTTCTCGGCCTCGCAATGGGGGCAGGGTTTGAACGTCCAGCGGTAGGTGCATTGGATGCGATCCCCGGCAATGGTGGTCTTGGCCCCACAGCGGCGGCCATAATGCGCGGGCATCCCGCCCCATTCGGTTTCAATCTGGTTGCCGTCGCCGTCCACGAAATATCCGTTTTCGTCGATGGGATATTCCGACTTGTTGGGCCGGGGCGTGAATTCATTCTCCGTGCTGCACCGGGGGCAAACACAGATGATGGAACTTTCTTCCTTGTCCCCTTGGGTGACCTCAATCTTTGGGTTGAACACGTCACCATCGGGGCAGTGCCGGGGCAGGTTCTCGGCGTAATCTAGGATCACGCAGGTTTCCTTGAATTCTTCAATGCGAAGGCCGCGACCGATGATCTGCTGCAACAATCCCACGCTTTCGGTGGCCCGCAGGATCGCGATCAGTTCCACATGCGCGGCGTCAAACCCGGTTGTCAGGACCGAGACATTGACGATGTATTTGATCTTGCCCGCCTTGAAGGACTTGATGATCGCGTCACGTTCCTTCTTGGGGGTTTCCCCCGTCACTAAGGCGGACATGTCGGGGGGCAAGCTTTCCAAGCACTCTTTGGCATGGCGAACCGTGGCGGCAAAGACCATCACGCCACGGAGAAACTTTGCCTGAGATACCACGTCGGCCATGATAGCCGAGGTCTTGCGGCCCTGCCCGTGGTAAGCGCGGTCAATGGCGATCATGTCAAACTGGCCACGGGAATTTAGCTCCATGTCCAGCGTCTGATAACCGTCCACGGCGATGTGCCCGATGGTGGGCTTGGTCAGGAACCCCTGTTCGATCAGCGTGTGGGCTTGGATGCGGTACACGCAGGCCTCAAAATAGGGGTTCTTGGTTTTGCTTTCCAGCACGGGCTTGCCGTTCGGCCAGAACCCGAAGATGTACCCGGTGCCCATGCGGTAGGGCGTGGCGGACAGGCCGATCACGCGCAGGTTGGGGCTGACCTTCTTCATCTCCTCAATGATGCTTTTGACCGTGGGGGTGATGCCATGGCATTCATCAACAACCACCGCAGCAAACTGGCTGCCAAAACGCTTGATGGAATTGATGACGGTGCCGGGCGTCCCAAACACCACGGGGTGGCGCAGGCTTTTTTCCCCAACGGTTGCCGAGAATATAGAACACTTTTCGCCCGTCAAGCGGAACTTTTCGGCGTTCTGGGTTACCAATTCCGCGCTGGGGGCAAGGCACAGGACGTGCTTCCCGCCCGACATGGCGTTGATGGTATCGGCCACTGCCGCGATGATGTGGGATTTACCCGCCCCCGTGGCCGCTTCAATGCAGCACGGGAGCGTGTTCTTCTTGATCCACGCGATGATCGCGTCGTGGGCTTCTTGCTGGTAAGGGCGCAGGGTCATGGCTTACTCTCACATCTGTTTTGTGTGTTTTAACACATATCTGTGTGCCGTCAATCCCCTAAGTGCGTCACCTCCCGATGATCCCCCGCAAGCCTTTGGCAAAACCTCTTCCCATCCACGAATATTTTACCGGGACAAGAACAATGCCATCGCTCTTGTATTGAGCCAAATGACCCTCGCAGAACTTGGCGCAGTATTCGACAGCGTCGCGGCGGGCAGTTTCTAGCTGCCGCCGCAATTGAAGGTTGATGTTGATCTGGCGTTGCAATTGGTCTTCCAGCGACGTTTCAGAATGCGGCAACCTTGCACCCTCTCTTCTGGATGATGTCCACAAGCGCCTGCCATTTTTCCATGTATTCGGCTGGAACATCGACCATGAAAGTCAGGGGTTCGGGCTTTGCAACAACTGCCACGGGTTCGGGTGCGGGTGCGCCCTCGGGGACAAGTTGCAGGTCAAGCTTGGGTTGCACGGGCGGGTGGTTGAGGTTTTCAAAATACAACCTTGCGTTACGCTCCGAACGTAAACTGGCGGGCTTGCCTTTCAGCCAATGGTAAGAAGCGCCACCGCGCCTGGAACCGACAATGGCGTCAAGCTGCTTTATGTCATAGCAGATGGTTGTGGCGAGATAGATATACGGCCATTTATCCCTGAACGTTTCGAAAACTTCGGAGTGCTGTTCATACAGGGTCTTCTTGAAGGTTTGGTTCATGTTCATCATCGTTCTCCTTTATTTCAGGGTCCAGTAGGTTGAGGGTTCGCCGCGCCACTTTTCTAGATCGGCGTCGGGGGCAAGTTCTTTGATGGCCTTGGCGTAGGACACACTGCCAGCCCGATGCACCAGCGTAAGCTTGCGCCCGCAGACCACGGCATCCTCGCCCGCAGTCTCAAACACCAGACTGTCCAAGATTTCTTTCTTGCGGTCTTCAGCATCTTTGATCTGCTTGGTGAGTAGATCGTACTCTGCAATCATATAACGGTGGCCTATACTGTCGATCTCAAGCTTTTCTTCCGGCTCTGGCATGGCATCTTCGCAAGTCTCCAAAAATTTGTGGTAAAATTCTTCAAGTTTAACCACGTTTTCCCCAACCCACACTGGATCGTAATCAACAATTTCAAGGCTGTGGTCGTTCGGGGTCCACTGCCAAAAATAACAAGCCACACGGTCGGTGCAGTACATCTGGATTTGCATCTGGGCGTAATAGTGCGGCTGTTCTTTGATGGACTTGAACGGCGCGGGCTTGGGCTTGTCACGCAGGCCATAGGGGCATTTGATTTCAAGTAGGGCGTGGTTTGAAATGTACCCGTCAGGGCTTGCGCCGATCCAAGACCGCATGGGGTGTACCACAAACGAGGCGGGGGCTACCTGTACGCCCTGATGGTATTCGAAAGCCTCGCGGGCCTCTGTCTCGTGGTTGGTGCCCCACGATGTG